TCAGAGGGAAAAGTCGATCGAACCGAGAGCAGCAGCGGCAACCTTCCCTTTTTCGGGATCGGCTGCTTTTACAGGTGCTTTACGTGATGCCTTAGGCAGGTAAAGGACCTTATCAAGATTGTAGTTGAGGTAAGACTTGTCGTCCTTCTCGGAGGTTGAGACTTTACCCACACCAATCGTTGGGGTTCCGGGAGCTAGCTCAGCAAGTTGTGCCGAGAGCTCACCCCACGCCGACAGCTTCATCCACGCTGTTTCTTGGTCTTCGGTCTGCCATGCGAGAGACCTATTGGTGACGGTGTTGTCGCCGATCTCCATCTCCTCAGCTTTGGGACCCAAGCCGCCGGTTGCGATAAAGAGGTTGATTGCCAGGAGATCTTGGAAGTTCTCCTCAGTCACCACGAGCATCGGTTGCATCTGCAGCACACCGTCAGGAGTTGGCCGCGTGGGACCAATTGCCAGGATGGTTTGCCCTTCTTCGAATTTCTTTAGAAGCTTTCCGACGTAGTGGTCAGCCTTCTGCAGCAGCTGAACTCTCGTCGCAACGCGTTTTTCGTTTGAAGGCAGGGACTCTGCAAGTACATTTACAGTTCCGTCGTCTTCAGCGGCGCTCGCTGTGACCCGAAGGCCGAGGATAAAAACGTTCATGGTTCCGGTTTGGTTTGGGCGTCCGACCGCAGTCGAACCGCACCATGGTATCAGTCTTCGAACGGTTTCGGGTTAAATCAGGCTACTTGTTGTAAGTGCCTGTATATAGTTGCTCTGTGTACTTTTAAAATCTTGGCGATCTGGTTTACGCTGGCTCCCTCGCGTCGTTGCGCTTTGAGGATTTCGATGTCGCCTGGCGAGAGTTTGGAGTGCTTAGCTGACTTGTAATCGAAATGCAGCGGGTTGATGCACTGCGGATTGCCGCAGCGTGGCTTTGGATAGTAGTTGTCTTTAGGAATGTCCAGATATTGGAGAATCGAATAACGGGCGTATACTCGTTTTCCGAATACGTAAAAACAAGGTTGTTTGTTTGAGAATGAACCTTGCCATTCGAAACACTTCGTGTATTCGAAGTTATTAAAAGCTAAGTCGCGGAACAACTTAGCTAAAGCAGATTCTTCGATTTGTTCGTAGCTTATAGAATATTGCGTAGCATCTACAGCTCTGCAGATGTCCACGGCTTGTGCTTGGACGTGAGCTGTGTCGTTTGATTGGACGGCGAGGACTAACTTTTTGTTATTACGTTCAAGTTCAATTGAGTATTGATTCACTTCTTACCCTTTTTCTCTTGCGCCTTATTGATTAGTTGTTGCGCCTGTTTGCCTATATCCACTCCTTGCCGCTCCGCAACCCTCTCGATTCGGGCAGCGCTCGCTCCGCTACTGATCAATGCGTTGACGGCGGCTTGAGTGATTTTGCCAGATTCTGTCGCCTTGGCAATTTGCTGAACCTGTGCTTGCAGCCCCGTGGGAGCCTTAGCGATTGCTTGGACTTGTGCGCGATCAACAGCGCTCTGTGCTTTTTCGCCAAGCGAAACACCAGCAGCCCTAGCTTGTTTTTCGATTTGGGCAGCGTCAACTCCCTGCGATAAGAGACCCTGCACACCCGTCTTCCCTAAGCTCGTCGGCGATCCCGCAGCCTCGGCAGCCTGTTTAACTTGCAGACGAACAGGAACAGCCGTCGGAGCTGCGGTGGGTGTAGTCGGTGTAGAGGGTGTCTCGGTCGTAGGAGTTGTTTCGGTTTGAGCCGGTGTCTCCATTTGTTGGGAAGTCGTCATACCCTTCGCCGCTTCCTGGATGCTGCTGAGGATACCGCGACCCTGCTCAAGCAAGCTTTCAAAAGGCGAGTAATCGAACTCCGGCATTTTATATTCCGGAAGCGCTACGGAAGACTGGGAGCTTCCTCCGATTTGAGTCGGTGTAGTAGGTGCAGTAGTAGGTGTTTGAGCGACGCTACCCGAGTAGCCCAGACGACTGCCTCGTCCTTGAGGACCAGTCGGTCCGATTTGGATGTTGAAAGGAGCGCCGTAAGTTAGCTTTCCTTCGATGTTGTATTTCTGTAAGTCGCTAACGGGAACGTTATCCTCTACCCCGACAGCTGCTACCCCCGTGGTAGGAACAGCAGAGGGTGTTGTTTCGTCCGGTTTTTCTACCTGCTCTGTTTCTGTGCTCGCTGTCGTTGCTACCGATGCCCCGAAGTCTAATTCGGGAAATAGTTGTGCCAGCGTGCTCTTCGAAACGCCTGCTTCCGGACTGACACCAAAGGATGTCCCAGCTAAGGAAAAACCGTAGGAAGGGCGACGCCGTACAGCCACGCGACTAAGCTCTATCTTCTAAGATCGTAGCAAGTTTTGAGCTCTTACAGTAAGTCTTTGTAGTTCATAAACGCAAATCGCTCTACGGCAACTCTTTCAGCCTGCGTGGGCGCCGTCTGATCTTGCATCTTTTTGCGAATCTGAATCAAACGCGGGTTGGTTTCTTCGGGAGCTACCCTCGCCATACCGCCTTTAGCGGCTAAAGGAATTCGCGGAATCACCCCAGTAACCGCCGTAGCGCCCGCACCTACCACGGGGCGCATTGCCTCTCCCGCTAAACGGAAACCATACTCAGGCTGTTTCTCTGCCATTCACTTATTTTACCTCTTCAAAAAATCTGCGTAAATAGTGACCTTTCTTAACAACCATATCAAGTGTTTTTAATTTAAATAAAGCGTCCTCATAGCTTTTAAATATCTCGGCTTTTGTTCTGTCCGTCTGATACTGTACGAGGGTCGCATCCTCTATAGCTTTTTCGACAAATTCCCCGCGTGGGTTCAGGATCACCCAGACCTCTCGGAATCTTAAGTGGGGGCGCGAGGACATCTCCTCCTCGGTGTAGAGGGAATTTACCTTCGCTATCTTAGTGCTTTTCTTAGACTGCGCACTATTTACTTTTTTCTTAACGTTCAGCTTAATACTATTTTTCCGTTTCTCTGCTCTAGCTGCGTTGCAGGCTACCAGCGGTGACTCGTACAGAGACGGGAGGAAATACAGATCATCATCTGCATTTACTACCGCCAAGTAAGTCTTACCTAACTTAATAGCAAAGACTTCTTTCTCGGCGGTTTTTTCGATCTTAACTAGTTCACTCATTTAGCGGCCCATGAATCACCAACACTCGCATCTGCTGATGCTGGGACAGATGTTAACACTTTTTGAGCTGCCTGGACCATGGCGGTTTCCAGCACCTCTTTGTATTTATTAGCAAGATCCTCTCGTACTTCGAGTACGATTTCGTCGTGCACACACGCGACCATCCGCACATTTTCGTTTAAGTGTTCGTTGAGATCTGCAATGGCGATTTTCAATATGTCTGCGCCACTACCCTGAATCAGGGTGTTAGCTGAACACATCATTGTTGCGTCGTCGTAACTCAGAAGCCTGCGCCGTCCGCACGCTGTACGTACATAAGCCCAACCGTCTTCTACCAGAGCCGCCCTCTCCCGGTGCCACATGCGTAGGCGTGGGTATGCAGTGTGGAAAGCAGCGTGTGCGACCTTAGCTTCAGACAACGACAACATCTTTCCACTCTGTGCTGCGTATGTCTTGTATTTTCTATAGCCCATTCCGTATAAAAGGGCGAAGTTCAAAGTCTTACCGTCTTGTCGTTCATCTTTAGACACTTCGTGTAAGTCCTTCTTGTAGATAAGACTAGCAGTCATTGTGTGTAAATCGATGTCATCTTTAAATGCCTGCCTCATCTGAGGGATGTTGATCAGTTCCGCACCGAGTCGTAGTTCAATCTGAGCCCAGTCGCAAATCACCAGCTTGAATCCCGGCTCGGCGATGAAGCACTCCCTGAATTCTTTACCTCTAGGAACTTGCTGAATGTTGACTGCAAAAACTGTTTTCTTTTCTTTTTTAGCTGTCTTTGGGGCGCCGTTGCTCGTGAAGCGTCCTGAGTTTGCTCCTGTCTGGTTGTAGCCAGAGTGAATCCGCAGCGTCACTGGATTTACATTTTCCAGCAGCTTGGTGATGTGCTCCAGTTTTGTTTCTACCTTTACACGTTGCCTATAAAGGTTCAGCGTGGGGTCGTCGCTGTCGAACTCTGCGAGAGCGATTTGGTTGAGGGTTTTCTTCTCCGTCTTGGCGTCTCTAGGCAGCTCGATATCGCAAGCAGTAAAGGCGGAAATAACCTGCGTCGTGGATCCAGGATTAAAATCCTTTTTCGGTCTCTTACCGACTGCGACCTTTCCGTCAATTCCCCGAGGAAGTTTCAGATCTGCCGGAAGTCTATCGTCCAGTGATTTAACGAACTGTTCGGTTTTCTGTTCCAGTTCCTCTTCGATAGACGCTTTGAGCTTATTTAACTTAGTCAAATCGACGCAGAACCCGCTGTAACTCATCATTGCCACGGGGCGAATGCACTTGGATTCGAGCCCATAAACCGATAAAAGGTTCTCCTCCTTCAGTTCTGCTAACTGGGATGCCGCGATGCGTGGGAGGATGTCGACGTCTCCTGCTGCGTACTCGATCTGTTCGATGTCGAGTTCTTCGGCGCCCCAGTCTGATTTCTGCTGCTCCTTGCTGATTTCGATTTCGAGCCTGCGCTCTGCCACAGCTTTCAGGCTGCAGCTGACATCTGTAAAGTACGTAGTCTGAGACTTAGGGCTGACCCGTTTCTCTTTAAAGCCAGAACGAAGGACGCGCTCTGCGACGTACGTGTCGAAGATCTTGTTTTTAAAATCGATCCCGATGGACAGGAGGAACTGAAAGTCGAAGTTCATGTTGTGCGCCAGGAGCATGGCGCGGGACTCTATAAGTTCCTTAAGCTCTTCGTTTGGTTTGAACTTAAAGAGATCTAAGACGTAGACAGTACGATCTTCAATCTCCGGCGTGGCGTCACAGAGCTGCAGTAGGCGAAGCTCGGCGATTGTTGCTTGCAGACCCGTTGTTTCGCAGTCCAAGCACATCTTCGGAATCTGCTTCAATTCAGGCAGAACTTCCTTGAACTGTTCGGCTGTTTTGATGTAACGAACCTGCATGAGGAAAATGATGAT